AAGGTTTCGAGTTGACCGAGGTTAGAAGGTGACATGGCCAAGAAATGTAGGATCTGCGGGGAAAGGTTTACGCCGCAATTTACATCATTTCAGAAGACGTGTAATGAGACTAAATGCCTTGTCGCGTTTGGCAAGAAAGAAAGAGTTAGAATTCAGAAGTCAGAAGTCAGAGAAGCCAAGCGAGACAGATCCTACTGGATGAGGCGGTGTCAAACCGAGTTCAATAAGTACATTAGGAACAGAGACAGCAAAGATCCTTGTATATCATGCGGTCGCCATCACACTGGCCAGTACCATGCGGGTCATTACAAGACAGTAGGCGGTCATCCTGCTCTACGATTTGAAGAAGATAATTGTCACAAACAATGCTCAGTTTGCAATAACTATAAGTCTGGTAATTTATCAGAATATCGGTCAAACTTATTGAAAAAGATAGGGTTAGAGCGGGTTGAGTGGCTAGAAGGGCCGCATGATCCTGTGAAATATACGATAGAGGATCTGCAAGAGATGCTTGTCAAGTACCAATCGCTGAATAAGAAATGGGCGACGTCTCGATCCTAGATAGGAATGCCGAGCAGGTGCGTGATGTTCTGCGCGGTCTGCTTGAGCAAGTCGAAGCTGGTGATATCTGCGGTGCTGTAATAGTAACCGAGCACCAAGAATTCTTCGATTTGCAAATGCCTGGCACCTTCTCATCTGACCCTGAATCAATCGCCTCAGTCATTGGTCGCCTGTACATGGCTGCTAATATATTCTGCTCGCTACCGGATAGTGAAGATGAGTCCTAGAAGCACAGAAGCCCACCTAGATTTCTGCACTACGGATTATCAACGGCAAGTCATTGAGATGCACATTAATGGCATGCTACAAAAGGATATTGCGGAAAAACTTGGCAGGCATCCGAAAAGAATTAGCGCCTGCATCTTGGCAATACATCGCAAGGCTGCACTGTCAGGGATGGCACCAGATTACAATCTAAATCGTCAGACAGCCCCAGGATTTACCACCAAGCGAGTCTCTACTGCCTATAACATGGACAATGAGATCGTTCTGCAATGGCACATTCAAGAGCCAGAAAAGCAAAAGCTAGAGGAGTTAATCGCAGAATTTGTGGAGGGTTTTAAGGATGAAGTCACCGGATTACATGCCCCCACAGACCCGCCTGCAAGCACTGATGACGATCTTATGGCTGCTTACATTGTTGGGGATCATCATCTTGGGATGCTTGCTCATCACTCTGAAACGATGGGCGATGACTATGATGTCAAGATTAGCCAAACTGTTTTAGAAAATGCTATTGATCGTCTAGTCTCATCGTGCCCCGCCTGTGAAGTTGGAGTGCTGGTAAACTTGGGCGACTTCATGCACATCAATGATAGCACCAGTTCAACGCCTAACTCTAAACATTTATTAGACTCGGACGGAAGATATTCAAAGACCATACGCGCTGCCAGTAACGTCATAAAGCGTACGGTATTACGTATGCTTGAGAAGCATAACCAAGTCTGGCTTGTGAATGTAAGGGGTAATCATGATCCTGATGCGGCCTTATGGCTAAACGAGGTCATGCGTCTGTACTTCGAGGATGATCCACGGGTCAAAGTATTTGACAACGCTAGCAAATTTATCTGGTGGCAATGGGGCAAAAATCTAGTCGTGACGCATCACGGAGATCGGATTAAAATGTCCAATCTTCACGGGTCAATCGTCAGTAATTTGAGGCAAGAATGGGGAGAGAGCGATCACACCTTTGTATGGACGGGTCACATACACCACAAGAATCAAGAGGAATATGGCGGCGCATTGTTCGAGTCTTGGAACATCCTAGCACCAGCCGATGCTTGGCACAGTGGGGCAGGCTATGCCAGTTCTCGCAGTATGACTTGCGTAATCCTCCACAAATTGTACGGGGAACAGGGAAGATTGAAGGCAAACATTCAGGAGTTGGTATGACAGCACTTGATAGACAGGTAGCAGGCAACCATTACAAAACCATGATGATTCAGCCATTGGAGTATGCACTGGCGAACGATTTGGGAATCTGTGAACATGCGGTGGTCAAGTACATTAGTCGGTGGCGTGATAAAGGTGGAGTCGAGGATCTCAGGAAGGCAGCGCATTACATCGAAATCTTGATTGAAAGGGAAACGGCTCCAAAGGATAACCCTAAGAAGCCGTCTTGGTAGTCACATCAGCATTGCGCCTATGATGTAGCCCAAACAAAAGGCAATTATCATCGCCCCGCCTGTGTATCTAGGTACTAAAAGTTTATCTTTCCACATGGCATAGCTCCTGTTGTAGTTGATCCAGTATTCGCAACACGTCAAATATCTGTTGCCGATCCCATGAGTCTAGGCGGTCTTGATCATAGTATTCCTTGATCTTGACCAGCGTTAACCATGCTTGCAATATCTCGTTTCTACTTGGTCTCATGCTCATTGGTTCTCCTCATTGTAGTATTCCTTTATCTTAAAAATTGATTCTGGACTCCACGTTGCATCGGGGAGTAATAATTCAGAATCGTAAATGACGGTATCAGTCCTAGATTGAATAGCGAAAAAAACAGTTAGTATTGCTTCCCATTCTTCCGAGCTTTCACAACAAAAAAAGCAATATTCAAGGTTGCCATCATCATTTTTTAAACCTAAAGCCATGACCGCACAATCATGTTCAGCCCATAAATCCTCGTTTTCTTTCAGGTAAATTAAAGTCTCCCTGTCTCCTGTTTTAACTCTCATTATTTACCCTCGCAGTTTGGTTGCACATTGTTGAAGTCTGGATGATATCCAGCGCACACATCCTTGACGTACTGGTTGAACGTTTCTACCTCATGGTTGTAGTCACTGGTTGAGATCCACAGTAGAGCCGCGACAAACGCCACGGCAATACATATTTTGGTCAGTCGGTTCATTAGTATGACTCCCCCTTGTTGTCTAGGTATTGAGAAAATCGATGGAGGGCATTGCCGAAGTGTTCAAGCGCCTCGGTGTCTGGCCCAATCTCTGCTATAATCTGATATTGTGGGTTCTCATCATCGGGGCCAAAAGGTGAGGGTGAATACTGCCATTCGCTAGGTGTATCTGAATCAAGCGCCCAATGGAGATAGTCAGCTACCGCAAAGTGCCAAGCCATAGCCGAACCCCAAGCATCGTGGTTGTCATAGTCTAGTTTAAATTGGTCTTTGATGATTTCTAAATGTCGCATGATATAATCCCCTTAATCTTCGGTTAATCTTTCGTAAACTTCGCGCCAGTTAACTTGTGACAACGCTTCAAGAATCATATCTTGTCTAAAGAAATGATCGCTGCTTTGTGGTTGTCCTGCGTCTTCTGGGAACATGATTTCGTCAACCATGTCTTTAAGCTCAATACAGGCGTCATACGAATCACCACAGCGTTCTAGTATTTCCTGCGCGTCGTTGTAGTATTCTTGGGTGTTGGCAATGTGTAAAACGATGGTGTCTGTTGCTAAACTCATTTTTTCGTTTTCTTGTACGGTTTGAAATAACTTAGTAACTTCTGCCGCTGCTTCTTTGGTGATTCCGTTAATTGATCTGTTCATGTGTATTTCCTTGCTGATTGAGTTATAATTTGATACCACGGATCGAACAATAATTTATATATTAAACTTTGTCTAATACCGTTTTAGAATAAGCTAATAACCAAACAGCATATATCGGTAAAAATAGGGTGAAACGTGCCAGACCATCGAAATAAATTAGATAAACAGACAGTTAATCGTCACTTTCCAGAGTGGGATCATGGCGGGAAAGGTAGCCATGCTAGACGGTACAATTCGGCCTCTAATGCGGCCTATCAGTCCAACTATGATCGGATATTCCGTAAGGATAAGAGCAAATGACTAGTAAGGGAATGCACACCAAAACCCGCAATAGATTAGCTAGACAGGATGCTCTAAGGGAGTACATGCAAGAAAGGGGATCAGTTCAATATCTATTTGATATTATAGAAAAGATTGAAAAATTAGATCCTAATTCCGAGACGTTTCAGCAAGATTTAGCGAAGTATTCAAAGGTGGTAGATGTACGGCACAAAATGCTGGGTAAGTATCTGCCAGAGCTGAAGGCCACAGAAATCACTGGTGAAGGTGGCGGTGAGTTATCAATAACGGTCGCTGATTTCAAGAATGCCTGATCTTTCAATACCCCATGACTGGGAGCCTAGGCCACACCAGCTTGAGTTCTTCCGAGCAATGGATAATGGGGTTAAGCGTGCCGTTTGTGTCTGGCATCGTAGGGCAGGAAAGGGCAGTGCTACCCTAAACTTCACGGCCAAAGAAATGTTTAAGCGTGTCGGTACATATTGGCACCTATTCCCCCATCAAACACAAGCACGCAAGGCTATCTGGAGCGGCATAGACTCCGAGGGTAGACCTATCCTTGATCAAGTCTTTCCTAAAGAGATCCGCAAGCGTACCAGTGCACAAGAAATGGTTATAGAGCTGGTCAATGGGTCAACGTGGCAGCTAACAGGCTCGGATAACTACAACAATCTGGTGGGTAGTAATCCCGTCGGAGTAGTCTTCGATGAATGGTCATTGTGCGACCCTAATGCATGGGGCTATATCAGGCCGATACTAGCTGAGAATGGTGGTTGGGCTGTCTTTATCTACACGCCTCGAGGCAAGAATCACGGGCACTCACTTTACCAAATGGCCAAGTCTAGTAACGAATGGTTCTGTCAGAATCTAACGGTCAAGGACACCAAGCGAGCAGACGGTACTCCGGTCATATCACCGGACATCATCGAACAGGAACGACTGGAAGGGATGGAAGAGGCTCTAATCCAGCAAGAGTTCTACGGGTCATTTGAGGCTCAGATTGCTGGGGCATACTTTGCCGATCAAATAGCAACGGCCAAGGATCAAGGACGGGTCACAAGGCTGCCGATTGAACCTAGCCTCATGGTTCATACCGCATGGGATCTAGGCATAAGCGACTCTATGAGCATCTGGCTATTCCAAGCTATAGGCAAAGAGATCCGGCTTATCGGATACTACGAGAACAACGGCAAGGGAATGGAGCATTACATCCAATGGCTCAATCAATACGCCTCCACCAATAACGTCATGCTCGGACAACACCTAGCACCACACGACATAGAGGTGCGAGAACTCACATCTGGCCGTAGCAGAAAGGAAGTAGCCCGAGAGATGGGCATTAGCTTCCGAACAGTACAGAGGCCAAGGACTAAGGCCGAAGGTATCCAAGCTATCCGTCGGATATTCCCTAGATTCTGGTTTGATGAGGACAAGACCGAGCACGGCTTCAACTGTATCGCATCCTACCACCGCGAGTTCGATGAGAAGCGTAATGTATTCAAAGACACACCCGTTCACGATTGGGCATCACATGGTGCCGATGCACTACAGACCCTAGCATTAGGCTGGCAAGAATCAATGGTCTCAGGACATAGACCACAACCAAGACAGGCAGAGGTTCGGTTTAGTGTCTTCTGACGCTTACGTCGTATTCACAAATGACTCAGGCCATTGGTGGTCAAGATTCCTGCACCCATTCATCAAACATTGCTACATCGCCATAGCAGATAGAGGCCGATGGATCATATACGCCAAGACCGTACACTATGTGGACTTGTTTACTATCGATCGACAAATGGATAAAATCGAGGAGGTTATCATTGTTAAAATCGATCGTAAGACCACAAGGCAATCGTTATTCATGCTCAATACATGCGTGGGACATGCAAAACAGATCCTAGGCATTAACCGACCATTCATCTGGACACCGTTTCAGTTATACAAATATCTGGAGAGAACAAAGTGAAGAAACCAAAGGCACCCAAACCAACGGCTCAAGAGTTAGCGGTAACAGAAAGACAACAACGCGCACTCGATGAGGAGATAGCAGAACAGGAACAACGCTTCAAGGCATTGGCTAGAGGCAAGTTAGGCTCAGGCTCATTGCTTGGTGGTGCTCCCCGTACTAG